TGAAGTTTGCACGTTCGTTAATGACCTGTGCCTCAGGTGAGAATAGCACTTCTTGGTTGCGTGGGTCATTGATGAACTTTTGCACACGAGGTGGCTGGTCTGCAAATGATACGCCACGACCAAAGATGTATGAGGTGCGAAGGCCACATCCGCGCTTTAGAAGCGGGTTACCCTCTGTGGTTTCACGAATACGCTTGGCTGCATCCTGCAAAGCAGTCAAATCAAAGCCATCAGTGCCAGTCGAGGTAGCAAGGTCGTTCCAGCCGTTGTCCTCAAAGGTCAAAATGGCGGCAGCCATCGAGGCGTAAGACTCACGAAGCAATTCGTTTTCGCTAATCATTGCCTGCAAATTGTCTGAAATTTGCACTGAATTCTGCTCAGAAGCCACGTAAAACATCCTTAAAGTTTAGATAAACCTATTTTACCATGTCCAGTTGGAATAGAAAGGATGCTGCTGGTCTAGATAATTAGTATCGAAGTTAACCATGTCGCCTGGTTTCTTATCTGCATAAGGTGCATTTAGGATGTGGTCGAGGCTTACAGTGGCGTAAACTAGCGCATCGAGACTGTCCGGAGACTTAATTCCACGGCTTCGCATGTCATCCTTAGATTCAATCTGGATTGCACCCTTGGCTGAGAACTTATACTGAATCATCAGCAGTTCATCCAGCAACGCCTTGTCATCTGGGTCTAGGTCAATCTGCCCAGCCATCATCTGCTCGCGTAGCGAGTCGAAATTATATGCACGAGCATTATGCCAACGAGTGTTATCCGGTGACGCAGCAGAACCAAGCATAGAGATGACAGTATACGCACCATTGGCGATATTGGCCACGAGGTCAATAATAGGACCACCAAGACCAGCACCGTCAATACGTACTTCATTGCAGCCATTGTCTATCGCAATCCTATGAATTCTATTAGCGGTCTCAATCGCGGTAGCCTTTGTCCAACGCTCTACGACTCTAGCTCGGCCGCCACGGTTTAGGTAGGCAACCGAGTCATCCTCACCGAAGCGGGCAACGTCAACGCCGAGTTTAGGCACAATGTTGTAATCCTCTAGGATTTCCGCATCGCTTGCGCGGTCTAGCGCACCCTGTGAGAAGAAGGTGTTGTCTGCCTCGTCTGGAAACTCGCCCAATACCTTTGACTTAAAGCGGGCTGATTCCTCGCCCCATGAAATCTTCTGCTTTTCCACCCAAGCCGGCTGGATTAGAAGTGGCAGCAGGTCCTCGGGTACTTCATGCTTTTCGTCCGTGAAGTTCGGGGTATCGTAGGCTGAGATTTTAATCTTGTGCCAAGTAGGGTCTTCGCGGAAGATGCGGTGGAACTCAGTACCACGCTGGTCGGGGTTACCAATTGCAAGAACGCGGGCACCCTCTGTGTTAGTAACCGCTTCAGTTGCAGTATATAGGTCGTTCGGGATACCGCCAGCCTCATCAAGAATAACCATCACGTAACGGCGGTGAATACCTTGGAAGCTTGATACTAGGTCTTTATCTGCAGGACGGCGACCCCATGCCATCACGAAACCATCTTCTAGTTTCCACTCTTGGCTCTGGTTAATCTGACCAGGCAGGTTCACGCCATTGGCTTTAGCCAAATCGTAGTTGGCTTTAATCTCAGTGAACAACACGCGAGCAATCTGTACGTACGTTGGCGCAGAACAAATAACTGCTACATCTCGTGGCTCATGGGTGGCAACCCACCAAACTGCAAGCATGCCAGCAAGACCCGACTTACCAGCACCGTTGCAACTAACTACTGCAGTGTGGGTATTATTCACAACTGACATTGCGACCTCACGCTGCTTTGACCACATGTGCTTGCCAAGGACCTCCTTAGCCCATAGGGCTGGGTCCTCTAAATACTCTGCCTTGCGTGAGCGGGCACGAAGGTCAGCAATAACACCGTCTAAGACGCTATCTATCACTCTTACAAACCCACTTGTCGTGCTCTAGGCGCCAGAATACTGCGGTATATACATTCAATTCACTACCGTGGTATGACTCTACCTTTTTAAAAGTTATATCAATATTACGGTAGTTGGTCTTCATAGCGGCGGCCCACGCAGGCCCGAAGCGGTATTTACGCTTGGTCATCAGACTGCTCCTCGTCCATGATTTCATACTTAGCCCGCACAAGGCCGTCAGCCACGAGAACCTCAAGTTCGCTTCGGCTGATATCTGGGTATCGCTCGGCAAGTTCGTTCTTAGCAAATGTCAAGGCTGAGTCCATTGCGCGTAGCAGGATGCTTTGCTGGTGTAGTGACAACTTGATTACATTCTCATCAAGTACAGTTTGCTGCTGGTCAAGGCGCTTGCCGATTACCTCTAGGGATTTCAGCAGTAGTCGAGCTGAGTCCAAGTCCTTGGCTTTTAGGGCCATCTCGCGGAGCGAGTCCTTTAGTTCGTGCAGTTCAGCAAGGAGCAACTGACGCTGCTGGTGTTCGTCCCAGACGTTTCTGCTATTGAGTAGGTCTTTTACGTGTTGCACAGCCTGAGCAGCGGGGATGCCGCTGATACGCTCCATCTCCTGTGGGCTACGACCATCTGCGGCAGCCTTTAGAAGGATGTCGTCGAGGATGGTTGTGCCGCGGTTTGCAGGTAGGTTCATATGGTTAGAGTCCTAGCAGGTTGGCACCACGTCTACGATGACGTGAAGTTCCGGTATCGTTAGCTTCGCTTGCCTTAAGCATGTGGTCGAGCTTACGCTCAAGGTCGATGATACGGTCGTGCAATTTATTCTGGCCCATGATTAGTTCGCGGATAACCTGCTGGGTCTCTTCGTCTGGACCTTGTGATTCTTCCTCTGGAAGCGGGGCTGGGTCACCAATGCCACGTGTCATGGGTTGCTCCTTGTAATATCAAAAGTTTTTAAAAATGCGTGTGAAAAATTTTTTAGATGAGATTTTCGTCAGGAAGTTTTTCATCCCGATAGGTCTGAATGGCGGCATCGATGATGTCCCATGCTTCGTAGTCGTTGTCAATCTCAAAGAAGACAATCTGGCAGTCATCGTTGGTGTCATCGCAGAACTTAGCTTGCCACACCTCGGTGTTAGTTTCATCTGTGCAAGGGTCAACTAGGTCAAGGGTCATGGTGAATTTACCAAGGCCTGACATGTTTACGATTATTTCGGACATATAGGTATCTTACCATACAAATTATTTTGGAAAGTTGGATTTATTGGATGCGGGTGCGCCCCGCCCAGAAACCGCGTACCTGCGGGAATAAAAAGATTTGTTTGCACCAGTTTTGGGCTTGCGCTGGGTGTCGGAATCTGCTTGACTCTAAGTAGTTCGGAAACGCCGAGCGGGATGGAATAGAAAAGATGAACGGTTACTGCGCAACTTGCTACAAAGAGGCAACTGAACAAGTCAAGGAAACTAAGAACAACATTGAAGAGGCTGGGCAACTTGCTTACGAGTTTCTACACTACGAATGGAATCACGGCAACAAAGAAAAGATGGGTTACTAATCATGTGCCAACACGAAAACGCAACAATCATTGACGAAGAGGAACGCGGTTTCTCTAAGTTCCTAACCTGCCTTTGTGATACCTGTAACCAAACCTTTGAAGTGGAGGCATAACCATGGATGAACTACTTGAAATCCTAGACAACCGCGCCGAGTTCGCCGAGTATGATGAACGCGAATCAGTAGCCGACATGGTTCGACAAGTTTTCGGGGATGATGTGGAGATTACCTATTACGACTAAGCAACAAAAGCCTAGCCATGTTTTGACATGACTCTAGCCCGCTACTAGACTAGGCACGGATGGCAACAAAGCCACCATTACAAAGGAGACACGGACACATGACACGAGCGACTTACAAAACAATGCCAGCACTACTTGAGAGCCTAACCCCGTTCAAACACGGCTCGGCTCATGCCACTAAGGAAGTAACTAGAACACGTATGGAATACCGCGTTTACTCTTACTCAACCCTAATCGGGACTGTTGTCTGGGATGGCTCAGAGGGTGAACTAGAAAAGTTTTTCAATGACCGCAAGTATTCAATGACAACTTCACGCCTGCAGAACATCATCAAGAAAGCATGGGCAATCTAATGCAGACACTCAAGCAACTTTGGGCAATCACTGGCCGACTTGTCGGCGGTTTGCTAATGGTATTCGGTGCATGGCTTGCCGTGTTATCACTCACTTACTCACTCGAACTTTTAGGACTCTAATCATGGAACTCACCTACACCGAACTAGATAACCGCCTACGGGCTATCCGTGCCGAGTTAGTAAAGGGGGGCTTGACAGATATCAATGTCGAGTTTCCCGGCTACCTCTCAATCCTCTTCGGCGAGCGCGAATACCATGCCGGCTATCAGTTTGACGATGAAATAAACGACACTGGCATGTTCGAGGTTTATGACTTCACAGACGGCTATCAAGGCGAGGTTTACAAACTAATCAAGCCTGACATGGCAACCTTCGAGGGTTTGGCTAAGTGGATTACTAACGCGGTCACTAGCGACATGGCAGGGGCAAAGTAATGGTCGACCCTAGACGTGGCTTGCACAACTGGCGACAAGGATTCTACAATAGCAAGGGCAAGTTACCCCTAAAAGATTTGATACTTCACCTTACTGACTTTGATTCAATCACTTACACTAATGAAGGGTCACGGGTGAACGCGATTTGCGGTGAACCCGCCGACAAGTTCCACCCAAGCACAACGATTCAGATAGCAACCAAACTCAATCACTCAACAGTTTGCGCTAAGTGCCAATCACTTGCCGAACTAGAAACGGAAACCCACTAATGAAACGTCCCGACTCAAAACGAACCGTGACCGCCAAAGCTAGGACTCTAGTTCTCAGACAAGCAAGACGAACCAAGCAACTAACAGGAAGAGGAATCTAACCAATGCTATGCAGACTCTGCCAATGGCAATCAATCAACATCCACGACCTAAGTTTCTGCCCAAGTTGTGGTGCAGAATCAATCTACCTAATCGAACTAGAGGACTAGAACATGCACAACT